GCCCAGGCAGGGCAGAGACCGCTTCTGATATGCCACGTCCGAATGACGACAGTGAGGGCAAGGTTTCCATGAACCGTTGCCCGAATTCCATGACAGGCGTTGTCACAGACGAAAATCGTGAGCGGATCATATCAACCGCGCTGGATATACTTTCACTGGCCTTGATGCCAAAGCCTGCAATCACGGTGCCAGCCTGCTCAAATGGTGAGGTTACACGCGACACAACCTCGCCTGCACTACTGGCCAGATTGGAAGTGAAAGAAGACACCGACGACTTCGCCTGTTCGAAGCGATCCTGAAGCGTTGTGACTGCCGAACTGATACCAGTTTCAATTCGGTCACCAAAGGAGACAACCGGCTGGGCGGCTTGTCCGAGTCGTGAACCAAAGTCAGAAAGCGCGGAACCTGCTCTATCCGTCAAATTCGATGCAAAGGACGTGATGGGGGATGCCAGCTGTTCGATACGCGCTGAAAAATCGTCCGCCGCCGCAATGGCACGATCGCGAAATGAGGTTGCAAGGGTATTCGTTGCCTCGCTGGCCTGAGCCATGTCATCAGCAGCCGATGTTGCCGCCTGGCCAGCGTCTGCCACAGCAGTAGAAAGAGACTCAGCCTCATCGGCAAGCTCAGTAAACACGCCTTCGAGCACTTGCGGGCCTGCTACAGCCTCACTGCCGAATCGGTCCGCGAGGTCCAATGCGCGCTGTGTGCCGCTTTCCAGGTCCGTCAAATCGGCCGCGTATTCGACAACGAGCTGTGCTAACAGCATAGCGTATTCTACTTTCTACTACTTCTGATTTTCTTGCACTTCTTTGGTTTTCTCATCCTCGTATTCGAAGATAATTCCCCAATCCGCAATTTCTGAGCTGGGCAGGTAGCGCTTGACTGCCCAGGCAGGCATTCCAATTTCCCGCGCTATTCGATAGCGTAGCCAGTACTCTCCACCGTATTTGTCGGAGTCTCCTGGTTCGTGCTGTCCTCGGAGGGCTCTTTTTTTTCTTCAAGATCCTCCTCGCGCAGGCCACTCATGATGGAAGCGGGTTTGGTCGCCAGCTCCAACACACCACCGCTCTTTTTCTTGAGCAAAGGAATATCGGTCAGTGAAAAGATCAGTTCCCCAGCCTTGTCGTGCGGAGGCGTAAGGTAGTTGCCTTGATCATCTGTCGCGCCCGGGTATTTGGTATAGTTCGGGTCAGACTTATCGGGCAGGTTGTTGGGGTCAGGATTGCGCAGACTCTGCACGACCATCATGGGATACATCAGCTTCTGGTTGATCTTGGCCTCACGCTTCCCGGTCTTCGGATTTTTTTCAACGGAGGTACATTTTTCCAGCAGGTCTCCGCGCTCTTCCGCAGTTAACTCTCTCACCGTTACCCATGTTTTCCATGCTGCTATCCAGAGTGGCTGTTGTTGCAATGGGGCTTCAAGCGCGATTTGTCGAATGTCTAGAGACATAGATATGTATATCCTTCTTAAATTTTGTAGATAGGGCCAGTCAACTGGAATTCCAGGTCATCAGAGCCCATATCGCCAATATTTGCCGCCACCGACTCTTTGGTCAAGAAGCCAGTACAGACAAGGCGTTTGCCGGTCAGGATATTGGTAAAAAGCTTCAGGACAACGGGAGAGTCATCGGTGAGCAGGGCCAGATTATCTGCATCGTCATCTAAAAATTGGCTGACTTTAAATCCGCCGCTGGCCAGCGTCTTCTGAAAGGTCTGCCACGTCGTTGGCACATTGGTCGTAGTCAACGATGTTGTCTCTTTAGTCCCGCGCTGGAGATCCGCGGCCCATTTGCTTATGTTGGCAACCGCGACCATCGGAATGTAGTTCCCCGATGCTACCCTTGCAAGGGGTGTTGTGCCAGTCACCGCGCTTGCAAACGTGATGGAGCCGTCGATGTAGCGGATACTGGCCGGGGTCGCACTTGCCCAGGTTGTCCCACCATCGCCAGAGGTCTGGAATGTAAACGTGGCCGTTGCGTCCCAGACGCGTTTGGCGTCGTTGGCATCTGCAACCATAAAGGTTGTATGGTCTCCGCTGTCCTGCAAGGTCAGGTTTGTCATCGCGACGCTGGGCAGGCTGGGCATGAGGATCTGTGACTTGTTACCAAAGACTGGTGTGCTTGTCATGACTAGCTCCTACTAACCGCGCCAGTCACCGTAAACTCATAAGACGCCGTATTCAGGTTGTTAACATCGCCAGACGCGCTGAACTTGGTGATAAGCGCAGAGACAGTAAACTCTTTGGCCGATGGCGTGGCATCCTTGTCTGTAACCAGGTTGAGCGTAATGGGATCGTCAGCCAGAAAGGCATCCCACAACGCATCCTGACCGGTGGTGTCTCCTTCCGCCAGATTGCCCTCAAGCTTCCCGCTTGCGCCGCGGATGCCAGCAATAAAGGTTTGCCACAGCAGCGGATCGGCATCATCGGTAAAGGCCGTGGTTTCCTTCGTGGGTCTCTGCATGTCCAAAGACCACTTGGTAATCTCGTGGATCAGGGCCGTGCCGATCTTGGCATTGCCTTTCGATCCGAAAACGGGCGTGCTAGACATTTATCATCTCCCTGACACGAATTCGATAGCGATCCGTGCCATGCATTAATTTGATGGATGTACTGTCATCTGACATGGCATTGCCAGCGTCAAAGGCGATTGTGCCGGAGTAGTGCGGCATAGAGAGATCCACGCCATTATCCGGTCCGTTGAGTGTGTCGTACAGCGCTCCTCGTATCGTCGCCAGCTGCTGTTTGCCGCTATACTTCGACCAGGTGTGGATTGCCAGCGTCATATTCTGCCCCGGGGCCCCAAACGCATTGAAGGGAGCCATAGTCGTCTCGCCCAGCACAATATAGGGAAATGTCGCAGTTGGCGGGATATTGTTCAGGTCATAGATGCCTGAAACAATCCCTGCAAGGGTGGTATTGGCTGTGAGTAGCGCGTAAACCGCTTCCTGAACTTCTGACTCTGCAATCACGTGTTACACCACCTTGATACTCTGGCATTCCGCCACAAGCTGGCCCTGATCGGCTTCAAATGCGTTCGTTAAAAACGGACGAGCCGCCATTTTGTACGTGCCATTGTGGACAAATGGTCCATAATACACGTCCGTCCCCACTTGCCGAAGGAACTGCCCACCATCGAATACCTGGATAGATGCCTGAAGCGTGCCGCCGACATACCCAGGCTTGCCAGTGCTTTCAGGCGTGCCGACCGGGCAATTGGTCTGCGCATCCTCCTGCGTGATGCCTGCGACATTATCAAGCGCTTGCTCGGTGCCTCGTTGAATGTTTGTAAGCGCATCTCGCATGTTCGTCTGGGCCTGAGCCAGCCCCCTGACTCTCACCGTAACTCTGCTCAATCGCCCACCTCCTCGCGAAGCGCTACAACACGTCTGACAACCTCATAGGTCGTTGGATCTTGCAGGTCCAGGATCGTGTACAGATCGGTCCCATTGACTCTGATCTTGTCCGTCCGCAAGATAGCAGTCAGCCTGGGCAACATGATCGTTTTCGTGATACGAGCAACCAGCTGCTGGGCCTGAATAAGCGGACGTGGCGCCTGGTCATCAATCACCACGCAAGGGATAGGGTCAGGATTAATGGCGTTATACTGATCAGGGCCACTGCCACCTTGCGTGTCCTGCACTGGGTTACTTCTCAAGATATCGCACACGTCTTTGAATGCGAGATCCTGGGCCAACGCGCCAAATGCCTGGAGATCAGAATCCGAAAAGATCGACATTTTCGAAGCACCTCCAACCAGGCTCGTTATAGTCCAAATTGATCTGACCCATTTGGAAACTTGGACCGCCTCCAACGTCATAACCCAGCTTCAAGAGGCGCTCTTCTGCATCTTGGGCCAGCTGCTGCACTGCCTTAAATGCCTGTGAACGGTACGCAAACACGGTATTGTTGCCCACATTCACATCAAACTTGATGCTCAGCATGCGCTCAAACCGCTTCAATGCGTAGTAGTCCAGTAGCGCAAGATAGGCAATAACCTTGCTTTGGTCCACATCAGCTGTGGATAGATCCGTTTCCTGGATACCCAATTGCCGCAACGACATATCGATTGCTGTGTTATATGCAGCAGTGACCTGATCGGTGCTCAATTTGGCATCATCGGCCATCTGCTGATATTCACTTGTCAGATAGGTTGTTGCGGCCGTGCGATCCATTTATTTGTTGCCCTTCTTGGCCAGGACGGTGCCCTCGTCATCAATCTCCTCGCCATTGGCGTTGACCTTGACGCCATTGACGATATACAGTCCGCCAGGGAAGGGCGCTTCATCCAACTTCTTTGTTGGCTCAACGGCCTGAGGCGCCTGATCCTGAGCATTTGGGTCCTGAGCATTTGGATCTTTGATATTGTTGCCATTACCAGCCATATGTATCACCTCACAAATGAGCTAAAAAGGACGACGACAGAACGACTACAGCGACCATGCCGCCGGCGCGGTATACGAGCTGTGTGTGGTGTCCAGACACGCGCCGTTGTTGCGCTGGAATACGCCAATGCCATATTCGCGCTCCATATAAGTGGCCATCAACGGGTATGCGTCCAGCTGTGCCGCAATGCGGAGCGAACCGCGGTCAACAGTCCCGGCAGTCGGGCGGGTGCGCATGCGAAGTGGTTTCGGCGCGGTTGTGTTAAAGGCAAACAGGTAGCCAGCAGGAACCCATGGTTTCACCCAGATCTCAGCCTGGTTGAAAATCCCGATGGGTCGGTTGTAGATATTCAAGATATCAAGCGGTGTCCCCAGCGCGTTATTCTGGTTGACTGAAGGAGTAATACGCGCGTCCCAGTACGGAGTAAAGCCCGTGAAACCTCGGATAGTCGACTCCTGGGCCCGGTTGATGTTGATGCGCACCGAACCAGTATTGAAGTGCTCAACAATGGTATCGATCAACGCCTGCACGTCACTGGCCGCGAAGGAGGCCGTCCCCAGGTAGTGCGTGTGGGTATTGAAGTTGAAGGTGTTACCGTAGGAGTCCGGGGGGATATAGGTCCCGTCAGCGTTCAGCAATGCTCTCAGCGGCAAGGTAATGCCGTCGACAAAGCGATCCTTATAGGTCAAGTTATTCGTGGGATTGAAGAGCGCGGCCCGGATCGTCGCCAATCGGTCGCGCAAATCTGCGTCTGTGCACGCTGTGACGACCTGCTCAAGGTCGCCAACGGTCTTGGTCTCCATGAACAATTTTGTGACGCCGTACGCCACCTGGCGCAAGCGCAGAGGCAAGCCCATCATCGTCGGCGATACCTGGATCTTCTGCACGTCCGGACGCGAATATTCGTCGCCATCCTGCATGCTCAACTCGTCGTTAGAGCCCCATGTCATAAACCTATCGGTCGTCGGCTCAAGGAGGTCCCCGGATATCTCGTCCATGATCCGGTTGTGCGCGTCGAGGAAGATCTGCAATTGCTCATAGAGCGTATTCGGATCGAATAGTCCGATATAGTCGTTGGCGGCCGCGCGCCGTCCGCCAATCGTATCGAAAATGGATAATGTGCCAAAGCTCATCTGGCTATTCTCCTTTCAGGCAAATAGCCTAGAAACTTCGGACCAACTCAATACGAGTCGCGTCAACAACGTAGCCGATTGGATTGACACCACCAGTCGTAGCGGTATC